CGATGGGCTCTACCTGCAACCCGGCATTGACTATCAGTGCCGGTGCGACTACATGCTGATTATCCCCGAGGATCTGTAGCACTGACGTTATAGTCAATAAGTCATTGTTTGACAGGGGTTTTTGGCTGACGTATAAGGCGCGGAAGCGTAAAGGCGGTGAGACTGATGGCCGGATCGACAATATACAGCGGGCGCTTCACCGACTCGGTGACGTACGATCCCGAACAGCGCAGCGCGCTGACCGCCTGCGATGGCGTGCTGTATTACTCCGGTGCCGAGTTGGGCATGGAGCCCGCCGACAAGAATTTCAGCGTGTACCGATCCCCGGCGACGATCAGCAACGCGGCGATGCGCATGCGCGGTATCCCGCTGACACCGGAGCATGTACCGCTTGATGCGCCGGCGCCGTCCGATGGCGGCTTCGTGGCCGATGCCAATATGGTCGATGTGCATGAGGCGGACACGCACACGACCATTGCGGTGCGCGGCATGCTGACGCTGAGCGATGCGATGCGCCAACTGGTCGAGTCGGGTCGGCGCGAAATGTCGCTTGGCTACAACGCCGACCTGGTGCCGCACGACGTTTACGATTTCGAACAAAAGGACATCCAGCCGCATCACCTGGCTACCGTGGACGAAGGGCGTTGCGGGCCGATGTGCACGTTTCTGGATGCCAAACCGCCCACCGATGATGACGATACGACGAGCGAGGATGACGACATGTCCGGCAAGACGAAGCTCCACAAGGCGTTCACCGATCAGGACGGATCGATGAATCTGCAACAGGTTGTCGAAATGGCGACCGCGCTGCCCGATGCGATCCGCGAGGTTCCCGTCGATCAGCTTTCCGAACTGATGGCGCCGATCCAGGCGATCATGGAAGCGGCCAAGGGTCGCGGTGTCGAAGCCGAAGACGCAGGCAACGGCGACGAGCCCAAGCCGGATGATGGCAACGGCGACACGCCGGCATCGATGGAAGATGGCAAGGTCTTCGCCGATGCGGTGAACAAGAAAGTGCAGGCGCAACTCGCCGATGCGGTCAAGCGCCATACGGCCGTGGTCGAGAAGGCGCGCAATTTCCTGCCCGCCGACTATGCGTTCGCCGACAAGTCGACCGAACAGGTGATGCGCGATGCGGTCGCCACGAAGCGCAATGAGCGGTTCGAGGATGGCGAACTGTCGATCGCCTTCAAGATGCTCGAAACGCCGACCACTGACAGTGCGCAGACCGGTCCCAGTCGCTACGCCGATTTCGCGGATCGCGCGAGCGGCAGTGACAAGCTCGACTTCTCCGGCATCGCGGACCGCGACATCGGCGAGGCGGCCGGCTGAACCCGGCGCAAACCGAATAACTGGTACTGAACGAGAGGACAGAGACGATGGCATTTTTCACGGGATTCCTGAATGACCCGCAGCGCGTCGGCGGTGGTGAGCGTTTCGATCAGACCATTTTGATCCTGACCGCCACCACGTTCCAGGACGGGTTGCTGGTCGGGCGCTTCGCCAAGCTGGACAGCGGCAGCATCGACAACATGGACGGATCGGCCACGCCGACCATCGCCGGCGTCGTGCTGCGCAATGTCGCCAATGCGATCGAGGACGACGACACGATCGACCGCCAACTGTACGAACAGGTGGAGTATTCGCGCCGCGGGCTCGTCACCGTCAACGCGAAAGCCGGCGAGGCGGTGCCGGCCATGTTCGGTGCGGTCTATGCGAGCAACGCCGGCGATGCCGACGATGGCCTGGCGACGAGCACGGACACCGACATCGCGACCAATGCGGAGTTCATCCGCGAGGTCCAGTCCGGTGTATGGCTGGTGTGGCAGAAGTAACGGCCGCGCGCGCTGAATCAACACTGAACCATCAACGAAGCGAGGTATTACGATGCGAGTCCGGAACCTGTATAACCTGGAGTCGTTCCAGGCCTTCACGGATTCGGCGCGACGGCCGGGATTCTGCGACAGCTACGCAGGCACCGTGCTCGCGCGGAATCTCACCGCGGTCGATCCGCAGATTTTCGTCAAGCGTTACCCGGAACTGACGTTCGTCAATTCGGGCATCGTGGCGGACAACACCGGCGGCTATGCGCGCCGGATCCAGTCCATGCGCAAGCGTGGCCTCGGCGGTTTCACGACCGCCGGCGATGCGTCGGGCAACAAAGGCAAGATCAGCCTGGCCGGCGAGGATTCGACCATCCGCGTGGTCGAACGTGAATCGCATTCGGAGTGGTCCGACAGCGAGATCAAGGAGGCCGAACTTCAGAACATCAACCTGCCCGCGGACTACGTGACGGAGCACAACCGTCTGTATCTGCGCGAGGTGGATGAGATCGGCTATCTCGGACTGCCCGACATCGCCGACAGCGAGGGGCTTCTGAACTACAGCGGCTTCACGTCGGACAGCGCGGCGGACGTGGTGGGCAACCTCACCGCGCAGCGGATGTATGACGAGATCAGCGATTTGATCACGTCGCAGCGCAATGCGGTGAATAACACGCCGGAGTACACGGCCAACCGTGTCGACATGCCCGTGTCGGTGTTCAACGTGCTGAACTCCACCATTCTGGACACGGCGAACGGTTCGGGTACGGTGATGCGCGCCCTGCGTGACAACTTCCCCGATGTCGAGTTCCGGGCGACGTTCCGCGCGGAGGATGTCGGTGGCTCGTCCGCCACGGTGGCGTACAGCAATAACACCGAAGTGCTCAAGATGCGCATCCCGCTGGCGCTCACTGTCGGCGAGATCGTGCGTCAGTCCAGCTTCGATTTCCGGGTCGACTCCAAGTACCGGATCGCCGGGCTGGATGTGCTGGAAGAAGCCGGGGCCTACATCCTGACCGGGCTGTAAGTCCAACAGAGTCATGGCCGCCCAGGGACGGGCATTTATTCACTGATGCGAGGTAGCGAGCATGTCCCGCAAAAAGAGCAACACCGAACAGACCGAGGAAGAACGCCTTCTCGCCACGCTGAACGGCGAAGGCGACAAGTCCAAGGGCGACCAGTCCAAGGGCGACCAGTCCAAGGGCGACGAGCCCGAAGGCGACCAGTCCAAGGGCGACGAGCCCGAAGGCGACCAGTCGCAGGCACCGGCCGGCGACGAGCCCAAGCCGGCTCCGCACGCGGACGGCAGCAACGAAGTGCCGGCCGTCGTGAAGAACATCGGCAAGAACCCGCGGCGCATCGGCCGCGAGACTGTGGCCCCGGGCGGCACGCGCAAGCTGACCGACCAGGAGCGCAGCAACCCGCGGCTGATGGCGAAAATCCGCCACGCCATGCGCACGGGTTTCCTGACCGCAGCGAAGTAACGGCCGCTCGCCATGCCCCTGCTTGATGATTTCAAGGCGCGGTTTCCGCAGATTGATGCGACGACGGCGGACACGTACGTCCCGCTGATCGAGCCGGAATACCGCACCTACTACAACCGCGAATACAACGACGCGAACAAGGAAGCAATCCTGCACCTGATCGCGCATTTCGTGGTACTGGAATCGTCGGGCGGGGGCAGCGGCAAGCCGGTCCAGCCCAAGGCCAGTCAGGCGGCGGGCGGTGTGTCCGTAAGCTGGCAGGCGCCGACGCACTCCGGCGGGCTGTTTCACGACCTGTTCAGTACCACGCGGTACGGTCAACGGTTCCTGATGCTGATCGCCCATAAGGGCGGGGCGGTGCCGGTGTGAACTCGAACCAGTACCTGCGCTATACCAAACAGATGGCCGCCAACATGCGCGCACTGACGGAGCGGTCGGCGTTCGTCGGGCTGCCGCAGGAAAAGGTCGGCGGTCAGGTGTACGGCGGCGGTGCGTCGATCATCCAGATTGGCGCGGTGCATGAGTACGGTGAGCCGAGCCAGGGCATTCCGCAGCGGTCATGGCTGCGCATGCCGTTCCGCGTGAACCGCGACGCGCTCAACCGCTCGATCGCCAAACAGTACCGCGCCGTCACGAACGGCGAGAAAAGCGTCGACGCCGGCCTGAACACGATCGGGGCGATCGCCGTCAACACCAGCAAACAGGCATTTCAGTCGCAGGGCTACGGCAACTGGCCGGACATTGATGAGTCGACCAAGGAACGTAAGGGCTCGTCCCGTGTGCTGGTCGACACGCGGCTGTTTTCCGGCTCGATCACGTGGGTGGTGCGAGGGTGAGCGATCTGCCCGACATGTCGGAAGTGGTTGAGGACTGGGCGGATGACCGCACGGTCAAGACCGTGACGCGCCAGACCGTCGACTTCGAACAGGCCGATGTCGTGACGCTGCGCACGGTGCGCGCGATGATCCAGCCGGCCGATCCGCGCAAGCTGAATGTGGAGCAAATCGACTGGTCCAAGCGTTACATCCTGCTCCATGCGCTGACCGAACTGGCGATCGATGAACTGGTCGAGTATCGGGGTGCCGATCACAAGATCATCAGCCATACGGGCTGGACCGAATACGGCTACGACCGGGCGGTCGCCAAGTCCACGAACAAGCCGCTGGTAGAGCCGACACCATGACGCCGGTGACGGCCCGTGTGGCGCGCGTCGTGCGTGATCTGCTCGGGTATGACGAACAGTTGATCCGGCTCGGGCGGGAGAATTACAACCGCAGCGATTACGATGCCGGCCTGATCGTGGTCGACGCCACGACGCCGAGCACGCGGGCCGGCAATCTGGAATCGTTCGACGGTGGCGCCGAGGAACTGTCGATCGGCGAGATCGTCACCGGCGATGTGACGTTGGATTTTTACGGCGACGGGGCATACAGTCGGGCGCGGGAAGTCGAATTGCGGCTGCGGTCACAAGACGCGTACGATCTGGCGAAAGCCAATGCGGTGCATATCCAGCCGCCGCGCACGCTGACGGACGTAAAGGCATTGACGGGCGGGGATTACTCGGATCGCTGGCAGCTCGAAATGGCGGTGCAGTACAGCCCCGGAATCGTGATCGACACGCGGCGTCTTGAGAGTGCGCCGATCCAGGTAAGAACCGAACGCGGAGTGCAATACGATGGCTGACATCGCACAAATCATCAACGTCACGCTGTTGACCGGCGGTTCGCTGGCAGCGCGCGACAACCTCAACATCGTGGCGATCATGACGAGCCAGCAGACCGGCCCGCTCGACAGCGCCAACCGGTTCCGGCGCTACGTCGATGTCGCCAGCGTGGCATCCGACTTCGGCACGAACAGCGAAATGTACGATTTCGCCGTGACGTTCTTCGGCACGCAGCCCAACGCCGTCAACGCGGGCGGCCAGCTTGTCGCCGGCTACTGGCGCGCGGCCAGCGAGATCGTACCGGTCTCGGCGGCCAAGCTGACCGGCACGCAGCTTGTCGAAGCGACGGTCATCGATCAGTTGCAGGCGATCAGCGATGGCTCGCTGGACATCGATGTCGACGGTACAACGGTGAGCGTTGCCGGCGTGGACTTCCAGACCGTGACCGACCTGGAAGGGGTCGCTTCGCTGATCGACACGGAGATCACGGGGGCGACGGTCGAGGCGACCGACGACAACCGCATCGTGATCACCAGCGACACGACCGGTGTAACCAGCGAACTCACCTATGCGACCGATCCGGACAGCGGTACGTTCGTCGGCTCCATTCTCGGGCTGGCGGATGGTTCCGGCGCCGAACTGGTGCAGGGCGCGGCGGAGGAAACGCTGGACCCGGAGACCAAGGAGGAAGCACTGGTCGCCCTCAAATCCGAGGTGAACTTCTACGGGTTCTGTTTCATCGCACAGCCCACGGACAGCGAGGCGCAGGATCTGGCCGCGTGGAGCCAGGCAAACGATGTGCTCGGGTATGACGTGTTCAGCAGCCCGGACAACCTGAACGTCGAAACGACCAACCCGGTTTGGTCGATCAAGCTGGCCGGGCAGACGAATTACAGGATGCTCTACAGCAAGGCGAACAACCGCCGCATGGCCGCCACGTACATGGCCCGGGCGCACACCGTCAACTTCCGTGCGGAGAATTCCGCACTGACGATGCAACTCAAGGAACTGAACATCCCGGCCGAAGCGTACACGCAGACCGAGATCACCAGCGCGCAGACGGTCGGGCTGGACGTGTACACCACGTTCAAGAACACGCCGGCCGTGCTGACGAGCGGCGCGAACGATTTCGTGGACAACCGGTACAACATCCTCGGTTTCGTGGACGCGGTGCAGACCGACCTTTACAACCTGCTCAAGCTGACCGGCACGAAGATCCCGCAGACCCGCCGTGGCGTACAGCAGTTGATCGACCAGGCGGAGAAGACCACCCGGCAGTTTGTCCGGGCGGCGGTGTTCGCGCCCGGCACCTGGTCGAGCCCGGACTACTTCGGCGATCGCGAAACCTTCGAGCGCAACATTGCCAACAACGGGTTCTACTGGATCGCCGGCAGCCTGGCCGATCAGGCGCAGGCCGATCGCGAGGCGCGCAAGTCGCCGGTCCTCCAGGGCGCCGTGAAGAACGCGGGGGCGATTCACTCGGCCGACGTGATCGTCAACTTCAACCTGTAATCGAACGGAGCGGCTGACATGGCGGCAACTATCGTAATGGCGACGGAGCAAACGTCGCTGATCCTCAACGGCACCGCGATCACCGATCTGATCGCCGGTGATTTTCTCGAACTGAACCCGGTCAATGAGCACACTGGGCACGTCAACAGCGCGGACGGCGGTGTGAATATCAGCAACCGGGCGGATCGCGGCGTGCATGATATGGTCATCCGCGTGCCCAAGTTCAGTGACAGCGACGTGTTCCTGAACAACGCGCTGAACCAGGAACAGCCCGTCGTGTTCGCCGGTTCGGTCAAAGAGGATTTCACGAAGGACGGGACCGATGGTTCTGAATCCTACATCCTCGAAAGCGGCTCGATGTACACGAAGCCGTCGCAGACCAAGAACAACACCGACGCCAACGCGCAGATGGAATACACCATCCGCTTCCGCAACGTCACCCGGAATATCTGATCATGGCTGGCGATACCGAGGAAATGCAGACCGACGAAGATCGCGCAAAGGCGATGGTGCGCGCGGTCTATGAGGACGGCGAGGCCACCATCAACGAGCGCACGTACCGGTTCACGAAGATGACGCACAAAAAGCGTCGCCGTGTATTCGCCTTTTACACGCGGGTCATGCACCAGATTCGCAACAACGACTTTTCGTTCCTGGACTCGCCGGAGTTCGAGCCGGTCGAATCAGTGATCATGGAGTGCACGTCCTACGATCACTCGCTGTTGGCCAAGTTGGGTGACGCGCATTGGGAGAAGTATCCCGATGACTACCTGACGTTCATCAGCACGGCCATGGCTGCCATGAGCTACCCTTTCATGCCCGTCGACCGTACCGACTCCGGGTCCGGGTCAGACGGGACCGAAGCGAATACGTAGAATACACGAACGTAGACGGTGACGACGCGGCGATTTTCCACCTGTCGCGCAAGGGTTACGGCTCGGTTTCCGATCTATGGGAGTGGGACACACCGGAGTTGCTGGATCTGATCGAATTCGAATCAATCCAGCAGGATTTGGAGTGGCACTTTTCGCAGCCGAAGGAATGAAGCCATGCCCGTCGTCAATGAACTGGTCACGCGGTTTGGTTTCACCGGCAACCCGGGCGTGCTGGATGACTACAATGTGTCGCTTGGCCGCGGAATCGGGCTGATCGGCGCGTTCACGGCGGCCACCACGCTGGCGACAGCGGCCGCCGCCCGGTGGGCCGATACGATACTGTCCGGTGTCGACTCGCTGGACGCGCTGTCCTATCAGACCGGCGTCGCCGCATCCCGCCTGCAACAGTGGCGGTTCCTGGCCGGCCAGTCGCAGTCAACGGCGGCGGCCATGGATTCGACCATGGAGTCGCTGACCGACTCGATCGGCGCCGCCGCGCAGCAGGGCAGCGAGGAATTCGCTCGGCTCGGCATCAGCGTGCGCACCGCTTCCGGTGAGATCAAGACGGCTGACACCATTCTCGGTGAGGTCCGAACGCGGTTCCAGCAACTCGACCTTACGATGGCCGAACAGCGCCACTTTGCCGGTGCGCTCGGCATCGATGACAGCCTGTTGCGTTTGCTGAACCGAACCGATGGCGAGATCAGCGGACTGATGGAGCGTGCGCGCGAGTTGGGTACGCTGACCGGCCAGCAGACCGAACAGGCGCGGCAGTATCAGCAGGCGCTGAATGCAACATGGTTCAGCCTGAATTCGGTCAAGCAGTTGATCGCCGTAGGCGTGGCGCCGGAAATGACGCGGCTCGCAGACTCGTTCACGGAGTTCCTGGCCGCCAATAAAGACTGGATAGTAGAAGCCGCCGGCGATACAGTGCAGTTGCTCGGAGACTTTTTCGCCGCACTCGATCGCCTGACGCCGGTACTTGCCGGGCTCGGCGCGGTGTTCCTCGCCGGCAAGGCGTATGCGCTCGGGTTCAGCGCAGCAATGGCCGCCATATTCTCGCCAGCCGTAATGATCACGGGTGCCGTGGTTGGGATTCTGCTCGTCATTGACGATCTGATCGTCGCTATGCG